TGCAGTAAGTTCTATGCCAATGGTGCTGCTCCGAGTGGTGTGCTTGAACACCCTGGAACTCTTAAAGACCCATCAAGAGTCAGAGAAAGCTGGTCACAGACTTTCGGTGGAAGTGTGAACTCACACAAGGTAGCTGTTCTGGAAGAAGGAATGAAGTATACACCTATTTCCATTTCTCCAAACGAGGCTCAGTTTTTAGAAACAAGAAAATTTCAGATTGATGAGATTGCTCGAATTTTCAGAGTGCCACCTCATATGGTTGGTGACCTTGAGAAGTCGAGCTTTTCTAATATTGAGCAGCAGTCACTTGAGTTCGTGAAATACACCCTTGACCCATGGGTTTCAAGATGGGAGCAGAACATGGCACGTTCTCTTCTTTCTGCAGAAGAGAAAAAGCAATATTTTATCAAGTTTAATGTGGATGGACTTCTTCGTGGTGATTACCAGAGTCGAATGAATGGTTATGCCACTGCAAGACAGAATGGCTGGATGTCTGCCAACGATATAAGGGAACTTGAAAATCTCGACAGGATTCCTGCTGAGATGGGTGGTGACCTTTATCTTATCAACGGCAACATGACCAAGCTTGAAGATGCGGGTATCTTTGCTACGGGAACAGACACATCAAACGGAGAGGAGAATGACGATGAAGGACAGGAAGTTCTGGAACTGGAAGAGCCACAAGACTCTAAACCAGGCAAACGAAGAAGTCGCAGAGCGAATCCTTGAGTTAAGTGGCACGATTGCCGAAGAGTCATGGTTTGATGATGACGTCACACCACAGCTTTTCAAGGATGAACTGAATGCCGGAAGTGGAGATATCACTGTATGGATTAACTCACCCGGTGGTGACTGTGTGGCAGCGGCTCAGATCTACAATATGCTCACACAGTACAAAGGCAATGTCACAGTCAAGATTGATGGCATTGCAGCATCAGCAGCCTCGGTAATTGCGATGGCAGGAAACACAGTGCTTATGTCACCTGTTTCCATGATGATGATTCATAACCCTGCTACGGTAGCATTTGGTGACCATGCAGAAATGCAGAAGGCAATCGATATGCTTGCAGAAGTTAAGGAATCCATCATCAATGCCTATGTAATCAAAACAGGTCTTACAAGAGCCAAGCTTTCACATCTTATGGATGCAGAAACCTGGATGGATGCAAACAAGGCCATTGAACTTGGATTTGCTGATGACATTATCACAAGAGCAGAAACAAAACCGAATACAGAAGATCCTGATGAAGAGGATGAAGATGAAAGCATTGAAGAAGAGGAAAAGAAAGTTCCTGCCAATTCGATGCTTTTTTCACGCAAGGCAGTAAACAACGCTCTTATGAACAAGCTTGAGAAACACTACTCAAAGCCTAAACAGACAGTAACAAAGCAGGCAGAAATCCCTGCTAAACCAAATGGTACTCCGGTAAGTGAAATCAAGGAGCGCCTTAACTTTATGAAAAAGTTCATTTAAGGAGGAATTTTTATTATGACTATTAAAGATTTAATCGAGAAGAGAGCCAAGGTGTGGGATGCAGCTAAGAAGTTCGTTGAAACACACGAGGATGGCAATGGTGTTTTATCCGAAGAGGATACAGCAACCTACAACAAGATGGAAAAGGAAATCGAAGATTTGACTTCTGCCATTGACCGTCAGAGACGTGCAGAAGAAAGAGAGGCAGAAATGAACAAGCCTGTGAATTCTCCTCTTACTAGCAAGCCTTATGTAGATAAGACTGAAAAGGCAAAGACTGGTCGTGCATCTGATGAATACAGAGAAGGAATGCTTAAGGCACTTCGTTCCAACTTCAAGCAGGTGACAAATATTCTTCAGGAAGGTGTAGATGCCGATGGTGGTTATCTTGTACCGGAAGAGTATGACCACAGACTTATCGATACGCTTGATGAGGAAAACATCATCCGTAAGCTTGCAACAAAGATTACTACAAGTGGTGAGCATAAGATTAACATTGCTGCTACAAAGCCTGCTGCAGCATGGATTGAGGAAGGTGGAGCATTAACTTTCGGTGATGCAACATTCGATCAGATTCTTATGGACGCACACAAGCTTCATGTAGCAATCAAGGTTACTGAAGAGTTGCTTTATGACAATGCCTTCGGTCTTGAAAATTACATCATCACTCAGTTTGGTAAGGCACTTGCAAATGCTGAAGAGGATGCATTCCTTAACGGTTCCGGTGTTGGACAGCCTTTAGGTATCTTCGCTGACAAGGGGGGCGGTATTGTGGCAAAGACTGTAGATACACTTACTTCTGACGATATCATCAATTTAGTGTATGCACTTAAGAGACCTTATCGTAAGAATGCGAAGTTCATCATGAATGATCAGTTAATCGCAACCATCCGTACTTTCAAGGACAACAACGGTGCCTATATGTGGCAGCCTGCACTTACTCAGGGTGAGCCGGACAGACTTTTAGGCTACGAAGTTTGTACTTCTCCGTTTGCACCTGTTGATGGTATTGCCTTTGGTGACTTCAAGTACTACAACATCGGTGACCGTGGTACTCGTTCTTTCAAACAGCTTACAGAACTTTTTGCTGGTAACGGCATGATTGGTTATGTGGCAAAGGAACGTGTTGATGGTAAGCTTGTACTTCCTGAGGCTGTACAGATTCTTAAAATCAAGCCTAAGACTACAACTACTACAACTAAATAATCAGTGAGTAGTGACACTTAATGACTGTTATATACTATCCTTTTCTATAGGGTTAAAAAATTAGTCTATATATAAAGTATAGGAAATGACAGACAGGAGTGTCACTACTCTGTTTTTTCAAAGAGGTGGTGTCAGATATGATTGTTTCACTTGATGAAATGAAAGGTTACCTTCGAGTAGATTTTGATGATGATGACAGACTGATTGAGCATTTCATTGTAACGGGTGAAAAGCTGTGTGCGGACATAGCCAGGTTATCCGTTGATGAACTTTCACAGATTCCTTCATCAAGGATTTCAGTTATGTATGCCGTTGCCTATCTTTACGAACATCGAGAAGATGCAGACCACCATCAGCTTACAATATCCCTTCGTTCACTTCTTGAAGGAGACAGGAGGAGCAGTTTCTGATGGATATAGCACTTTTGAATGTAAAGATAATCATACAGAAAAATGAAAATGTAGTTGATGCAATCGGCAATCATAAAAACACCTGGACTGATTTTTACACCTGCTTTGCTACCGTAAGTGGTGAAGGTGGTTCTAAAAAAAGTGTGGCAGGACTTGTTGTAGATGATTCTGATATTTCCTTTACAGTCAGATACTGCAAGGCTCTGACAGATTTTGATACAACCAAGGCACGAATCGTATTTGATGGTTCGGTGTATAACATCGTTTCTGTTGACCATATAAATTTCAAAAAGAAATGCCTGAAGTTCAAATGTGAGAAAGTGAGGCGATGATTATGTCCGGTATTAAAATCGATAACCTTGCACAGGAGATTATGAATGGCTTAAAGGAATATGCTGATCTCGCAACGGATGACCTGAAACAGTCAGTTCGTAAAGCAGGAACTACAGTACGAAAAGAGATTGCTGCATCTGCTCCAAAGGATACAGGTGCCTATGCAAAAAGCTGGACTGTTAAGAAAACCAAGGAAACCTCTAATTCTCTTGAGGTAACGGTTCATTCAAAAAACAGATACCAGCTTGCACATCTTCTTGAACACGGCCATGCCAAGCGTGGTGGTGGCAGAGTTTCTGCAAGACCACACATTGCCCAGGCTGAAGAGAGTGCCATTGAAACTTTTGAAAGAGAAATAGAGAAAGCACTTGGAGGTTGATGATGGAAGAACTGCTTACAATGTTAAAAGAGATGGATATCCCATTTGCCTATGACCACTTTGCAGAAGGTGAAAGTCCCTCTCCACCGTTCATCTGTTATCTGCTACCGGGGACAGATAATTTCTCGGCAGATGGCAGAGTTTATCTCAAGGTAAACCAGATAAATATTGAACTCTATACCGATTACAAGGACTTGTCGGTTGAGAGTAAAGTTGAAACCGTGCTTGATAGTCACGGTATTTTTTATGACCGCTCGGAAACATGGATTGAGAGTGAGAAGATGTACGAAGTCCTATATTCATTTGAAATGGAGGCATAAAATTTATGGGTAATAAAGTAAAATACAACCTTAAAAATGTTCATGCTGCAAAGCTTACAAAAACAGAAGATGGAAAGTATACCTATTCCACTCCACAGGCTATTCCTGGTGCAGTAAGCATCAGCTTGGATGCAGAGGGAGATTCTTCTCCATTCTATGCAGATGGCATTGTTTATTTCCGTTCCACTGCAAACAATGGTTACAGTGGTGACCTTGAACTTGCACTTATTCCTGAATGGTTCAGAACTGATATCTTGAAGGAAACACTTGATAAGAACGGTGTTCTTGTTGAGAGTGCAAAGATTACAGAAATGGAAAAGTTCGCTCTTTTATTTGAGTTTGATGGTGATGTGAGATGTATTCGTCACGTTCTTTATAACTGTACAGCATCTCGTCCTTCTATCGAATCTGAAACAAAAGAAGATGCGATTGAACCTGGCAAGGAGAAGTTGTCTATCACAGCAGATCCTCGTGAGGATGGTCTTGTTAAGAGCAGAACCGGAGATACTACAAGCGAAACAGCTTATAACAACTGGTACAAGACTGTTTACATTCCTGATGAAACAGAAGTATCTGCTTAAGGAGGTGTAGCTGATGTTAAAGAAAGTAATCACCGTTGGTGGTAAAGAAGTGGCTTTCCGTTCTTCGGCTACTGTGCCTCGTCTTTATCGTGCCAAGTTCAAGAGAGATATTTTCAAGGATTTAGCAAAGCTTGAAAATTCGTATAAGGGCAGCAAGGAAGATGGCGAAGAGTTCGCTATTGATGATTTGGAAATCTTCGAGAATGTAGCCTACATCATGGCTTATCATGCAGACCACACTATTCCGGACAGCATTGACGAATGGTTAGACCAGTTCGAGATGTTTTCCATCTATGAGGTATTGCCGGAGATTCTTGCTCTTTGGGGTACAAACCTTGTGACTGATATTGAGTCTAAAAAAAACTTAAACACAGTAGCAGGGAGATGACAACTCCACTCTTTCTCTTGCGTTGCCTTGAGATAGGAATTTCAATTGGAGATCTGGATTATCTGACCATAGGAATGGTAATGGATATCTGGACTGAAAAAGGAAATGATTCTGCTCATTATGACAATGTGGCAACACAGGAGGATTTTGATAAATTCTAAAAATGTTAAGAAGGACTTTTGCTCTTTTTTGAGCAGAAGTCTTTTCTTGTTAAAGGAGGTATCTGCCAATGGCAAATAGAATCAAAGGTATAACCGTTGAGATTGGCGGAGATACCACTAAACTACAAACAGCATTAAAAGGGGTCAACGGTCAGATTAAGAATACCCAGTCTGCATTAAAGGACGTGGAGAAATTACTGAAACTCGACCCTACCAATACAAATCTGCTTGCACAGAAACAGAAACTTCTTACTCAGGCAATTGGTGAAACAAAAGAAAAACTTGCCACCTTAAAGACGGCAGCAGAACAGGCAAATGAACAGTTACAAAAAGGTGAAATTACTCAGTCGCAGTATGATGCACTTCAAAGAGAGATCTCAGAAACTGAGGCAGAATTAAAGAAACTTGAATCACAGGCATCAAAGACAAATCAGACACTTGATAAGATTGGTGAAGTCGGTGGAAAGCTTGAGGCTGTTGGTGGCAAGATTACTGATGTCGGTAAGAAGGTAACGGTTGTATCTACTTCAGTAACAGCCATGGGTGGTGCAGCAGTAAAGACAGCAGCAGACTTTGAAAGTTCCATGAGCCAGGTTCAGGCAACCATGGGTATTACAAAAGACTCGATGTCCGAGGTTGATGGTCAGTCCGTTAATACGATGGATACACTTTCTGACCTTGCAAAGAAGATGGGATCTGAAACGGCCTTCTCTGCCAGCGAATGTGCCGAGGCATTAAACTACCTTGCACTTGCCGGCTACGATACACAGGAAATGTGCGACACACTTCCTACAGTTCTTAATCTGGCAGCAGCCGGAAACATCGAACTTGCATCTGCATCCGATATGGTTACAGACGCTATGTCTGCACTTGGAATGGAAACTTCTGATGCAGATAAAATGGTTGACCAGATGGCCAAGACTGCATCTTCAACAAATACCTCTGTTGGTCAGCTTGGCGAAGGAATTCTTACAATTGGTGCAACAGCTAAATCCATTAAAGGTGGAACAGCTGAACTTAATACGGCTCTTGGTATCCTTGCCAATAATGGTATCAAAGGTGCAGAGGGTGGTACACATCTTCGAAATGTCATCCTTTCCTTACAGAATCCTACAGATAAGGCTGCATCTCAGATGGAGGCTCTTGGTGTATCTGTATTCGACTCTGAAGGTAAT